ACTCGACGAAGTCCTTGTTGGTCGAGATGAGCGAGAGGAAGTCGTGACGGGCAACCTCGGACTCACCGAGGGAGACAATCGCGCCGAACTCCTGGCTCGTGACCAACAGCTTCGCGCCACCCGTGAGGCGGGTCGCTGGGAGTGTGCTGTCGATGTTCTTGGCCGCGTCGCCCACAGGATAGGAGACCGACACGAGGGCGTCCGCAGCCGCGTCCGCCTCGATGGCCGTCTTGAGCGTGGCCGCCGTGTAATCTGCCGCAGGATCCGAGTTGATGGAGATCGTCTTGCCGCTCACCGAAACGCTGTTACCCGTCGCGGCAGTCGTGATGACGATAGTCACGCGGTTGCCCGTGGGACCGGCGTCCTTCGCCTCGAAGGTGACCGCAGCCGTAGCATCCGAGGTGTACTTCAAAGCAGCCTTGGTCTGAGCCGGCAACGTATTGTCGCCAACATTGACCGCGGGAGCCGTGAAGTAGACGCGGTTGCCGCTGACGCGCTCGACAACGACGTGGCTCTTGACCGCGAGGCTGCGCGCCGAGTCCGTCTCGCAGTGCGAGTAGAGGTAGAGGCTGAGGAGCGAGCCCTTGTTCACACCCTCGGTGGAGTCGAGCAGGATGCTCGTCGCCTCGTCAGCAAGGTCCTCGACCGCGAAGGTCTTGGCGCGGTGCTGCGAGTTGGTCTTGAGGAAGTAGCCCGAACCGTTGACGTCGGAGCTCGGCTTCTCGATGATGACGGAGTTCGTGGTCGAATCGACCGCGAGGACCAGCACCGAATCAGCGTAGGGCAGACCCGCCGTGTCGAAGATGTCGACGCGGTCACCCGGGGCGAGCTTCGTGATGTTCGAGACGGGGATGCGAGCCGCATCGAGCGACTCAGCGTTGGCCGCCGTGTTGGGCAGGTCATTACCGTCACCGTCAATGACTTGCTGCCCAGCCGTGCTCTCGATGCTCTTGAGCACGAGGTTCAGGGCGAGGTCATTGCCCCACTCGCCGGGGTTCGCGGCGTAGACCGTGAAGATCGGGCTGTTGGTGTTGCTGACCACGTCCGAGCTGCTGTCGGCGCCGACGGCGTCCGAGGGAGCAACGCGGAGAACGCGAACCGCAGCGCCGCCATTGGCGAAGAACTGCCAGATGTGCGTGGCGAGGTCCACATTCGTGCTGAAGCCGCCGTAGGTCGACACGAACTGCGACCAGCTCGTGATCAGGCGGACGTCATTGACGGGACCACGCAAGGCGGAGCCCATCATGGCCGTGAGAGTGCGGCCGGTGTTGATAGGGGCGGCCACCGGAGCCGCCTCTTCGACGCGAACACCAGGGGCGAAGTTGTTGCTGAGTGCCATTTGGGTCTCCAAGGCTGCGGTCGGGGGCTTAGGCCGACCAGAATGGTACTATTGAACTTCGTGGTACGTCCAGCGGTCTGCGAAACTTCCAACACCCATGAAAATCTGCTGAACGCCTTCGAAGTTCTCGTAGATGTTGGAGAAGTACGTCACTCGAACCATACCCTCCCAACAGGCCACGTCGATGCCCTGTGTGAGGACGGCACGGTTCTCTGCGACCATTTTCTCCTCGGTCGTGATGATGAGGCCGGTGTTGGGGGATCTACAGGAACCACGACTGAGTGCGTACCTGATTCTCTCCGCAGTTTCTAGGGCAACTCTCGGCATATCCGTGGTGACCTCCACCTTCACTGGGAACTCCCAGGTCTGGTGGTGCTGACGGACTCGAGTCTTCTTGTTCTCCGCCCCGCGCTTGTAGTCGAACAGGGGTCCGACATCATGGCGAACAGGCTTCGCCACCCCATCCACGTAGAGCTCGAGGGACGGGACCGTGGTGGTCCTGATCATCTCGTCTTGGTGGACAAGCACGATGGGCGGCTGATGCGAGTACTGGATCTCGATCACGTCGCCAATCGCGGGGGCAACGCTGAGTGTAACGGCCTGCCCCGCCACACCGGCGAAGATGTTCGAGTTCTTGTTCGGGTCGTCGTTCAGGTTGAACACCTTCACGGGAGCCGCATTGTCGATGGTGTAGTTCGTCTCAAGCGTCACGGTGGGAAGGATTGAGGTCGCCACTTGGTGCATGGTGACCGGCATCCGCACTTCCTGCAGCCGCGCGTTGATGTACTCGTACATGTCGATGGACGGGTTGTACGTCCACTCCAAGTACAAGGAGATGTGCTGGACTCTCGGTGTCCCGAGATTGCCGCGGCTCAACCGGCACCGAAGCGCCATCGACTTTGGGTTGAGCAGTGGTAGGGTCTCGCAGTTGTCGTTGAAGTTCTCGATGGTCGTGTAGGCGCCATCCGCAGGCTGTGCGACCCATGCTACGCCCGTCCAAGCCAAGAACGTCGCGCCGCCATCCAGAGAAATCTGGAAGGCGCACGCCGCTGAGGCGTCGGTCCCGTTTGGCCAGGTCGCCGTCACCCAGATGCCGAAGACCTCAGTCAGCGCGGACATCGGAATGGCCTGCGTCTGGAACCAGCCCGTCGGCTCGTAGGTTCCCCGAGGATTGAACCGGCTGGGGTCCACGCCAATCAGCCGCAGGCGAATCCCCTCGCGGTCGTAGGCGACGGAAGGAACATCGCCAGCACCTGTCGAGATGGTCGACACCGTGCTGATGCTGGTTCGGTCGAGGATGAACTCAGGCATCGTTACGTCACCGGGCGGATGGTATAGGCCATGCCGAACTTGTTGAGGCTGTCGAACTCGACCACGCCGCCAATGATCTTCTTGGAGATCACCTCAACAAGCGCCGCGTCAAGGCCAACCAGGGCACTGCTCTGCAGAACCTCTTGCGCGGCACGATTCAGCGCGGGGCCCAAGAAGGGGCGAGCAGGAATCTTGATGACGGCGCTTCCGCCAGTGTTTTCCCCAAGGCCGACTCCAGCCGCCACTTCTTTGGATTTCGCCCACTTGACGATCTCCTCGACGCGGTGCTGGCGGCCAATGGCGACGAAGCCGTTGATCATCTTCCTGCTGACACGAACGACGAAGCCGTTCTCTTGGATGCGGGCAACACCGGCTCGAGGGCCGCGTACACCAAACTCCAGCCCACTACCGCTGACCTCAGCGAAGAGGCCGTTGAGGAGTTGCCCAGTCTGGTAGAGGGCCGCCTTGCTGTTGTCGCCGACCACCTCACGCAGCCGTAGCGTGATGGGGCTCGGCTTGAGCTTGTCCGGGTGCCGAATGGCCTTGATGTAGTCACCGGCATGTTTCACCGCGCGACTGCCGACCATCCGAAGAATCGAGTTGGAGTACGCCCTGAACTCGGGGCTTAGGTTCGCGTTCCGCATCCTGCGGAACACGTCCATGTTCCGCTGAGGGATGTCCAGGTGAAACTTTGGGAGCGGCATGCCGTAGTGGAACGTGAACATCACGCCGCTCCCTTGAGGTCCTTCAACGACCTCAGCTTGCACCGCACGAGGATTGGACCCACGGTGGGGAGATGACCTCGCGGGTCGAAACCGATGACCTCGAAGTCCTCAGAGACTTGGGTCCCAGCGCGGTCGTAAAAGGCGATCTTCGCGCCCTTCAGAGCCTCTGGGTCCACGCTCCGCTTGAGCAAGTCGTCCCGAGCGAACATGACGTAGGCGTCGACGCGCTCGGCGTCTCCCGAATACTTCGGGTCGACACGCTTGTTGTTCGCAAATCGGGGTTGGCCGGGAACGACGATGACCTCTCCATAGGCGTTGAGCACCGTGGACGCACGAGTTCCGAAGAGCGGATCCTTGGGGATGTCCGCTTTCCGCAACAGGCGTATGCCCACGTTGCTGTTGCCCATGAAGAAGGGTCGACGCATCAGCCCACGCAGAACCAAGACGTGGTGTTCGTGCTGTCGCCAGCCCCCGTGATGCCGTGCAGGCGGATGTACTTCAGGCCGAGGTTGTTGACCGAGAAGTACCCAGCATCACCCGCCGCCAGCGCGGTGAGCTCCGCATCCGTCACGTCAATCCAGGGCCCATCAGCCTCGGGAGACGTCTGCAGCTTCGCGGTGTCGAGCGTGTCCGCGCCGATGTTCTGAACGTAGACGCCGACGCGGCTGTAGGATTGAATCTCGATGGGGCCAAGGATGACGTTGCCGGCATCCGTGACGGCCTGGTTGGCCGACTTCGCGCTGCCGCCGAACTGGTTGCTCAATGCGCTCATATAATCCTCACGTCCGAAGACAAGATGTAGGGGGCCAGCAGGGAGTCGAACTTCTTGCTGCCCGTCAGGGTGGCGTTGGGGTCTGAAATCTGGAACTCGATCTCGTAGTCGTCCGTCTTCTCGCGGCGGATTCGACCTTGCAGAACAGGCTCTTGCCCATTCACGTTCGCCGACCGCTCGCGGAGCGTGACGCCGACGAGGTAGTTCGAAACGAGCTCAATCGCTCTCGGGGTCGCACCGAAGGTACGAACAGTCGCATCGACTGGAACGACCACTTCAGCCCCAAGCGGATCGAAGTACAGCCGGCTCAAGGTCCGGTCGATTCGGTTGATGATGACGCGAACCGAGGCCTCGTCCGTGAAGATGTCGAGCACGTCCCTGGGCTGGAACCCAGAGGCGTCGGCGACGTCGACGTAGTCAGACGTCTCGTCGATCTCCGTGGTCGTGACCGACGAAAACATGTGGAAAGGTTCCACGCGGCCAACAACGCCAACGACCTGGACGTTCCGAGGGCCACCCGCGAAGTCGCGGAAAACGCTCTCGACCAGGCCAGCCTTGAGGACGTAGTCGTTCGGATTCAGGACCTTGTCGCCTTCAAAGGTGATGCGGTCCCGGTACCGACTATTCGCCTCTTCGTTGGTCCGGTTGAAGATGTGCGTGATGGACTCGATGTGGCAGAACCACCAGCCTCGAGGATGGTACGCGATACGACGACCACGGCCGTCGCACTCGTAGGTACCGTACTCGCCGTTGAAGAGGTGCTGGGTGATCGAGTCGATCTCCGCGCTCACGTCGCGGATCATGTCCCAGACCTCGGCAGCCGTGTACCCATCGAGGACGAACCTCGACTGGGCCAAGGAGGTCGGGGTGGTGTAGATGCGCGACGGTTGCATGTCCATCCTCAGTGGTTGCGTCGAGAATGCCGAAACAAGCCCCAAACGGCAACGTAGTCCACGAGAAACGCGGACGAGACCAAAGATTGGTCTTAGTGAGCCGCGCTCGCAGGCGCCACAGCCGCATCTGGCTTGGCCAGCTTGGGGATTTCCGCGTCGTGCGCCACGGCAGCATCGGGTGCAGCGGCGCCACCGCAGGCCGACACGAACAGCGCGAAACAGAACAGGAAAATGGTCCTCATCGTCGAACTCCTCGCGCCGCTTTTCGGCGCACTTGTTTTACGGCGACCCCTGCAAAATGCCGTTGAATCGCACGCTCGGCGGCTTGTCGTTGACTGCGCCGAAACGAATCTTGAACGACCGGATTTCGTTGACGATTCCGCTCGCCGCTGTCGCAGTGCCGATGCGAATTTGCCCGGCGTTGTTCGTGTCGGCCTGCATCGCCGTATACAGCTTCGTCTCGATGAGATCCGTATTCGTCCAGAACCGCATCAGCCCCTTGGTCCGCTGAATCGTGAGGATGTAATACGTCCCGGTCACAATTGGCCTCGCCGCAGTCGCCGTCGTGGTCTCAATGACGTGCCCACCAGTGCCCGGATACACGCCCACGCGCTTCGTGCCGTCGCGAATGACGATGTAGTTGTTCCCGTTCACGCCCATCGTGCTCGCCAACATTTCGAGTTGCGCCTCCCACTCCGTTTCCGTCGTGAGTTCGGAGAACGTGCGCGACAGGTAGCCCGTGCTCGACGTGCCGGTGACGATGCGAATGGCCGTCCCCGTGCCGACCGTCGGATAGGTCACGGTCGCGGCGTTCGGCGACTCCGTGAGCGCCCATCCCGAGGGCAGCGCGCCGCTCGGGTTGGCCCACTCGTAGGTCCACGAGTCAGCCGCATAGGGGGAGATGCTGCCGAGCACCGCGACTTGACTGACCGTGACGATCAAGCTCGGGGTCGCGGGATGCGGGGAGACCGCGCTGTAGGTCGGCAGCGAGATGGAGACGTCCTGCACCGACCACATGAGCTCGATGTAGTCGCCTGCCGCGAGCGTCAGGACGAAGTTCCATGCCGCTACAGCGTTGCCATTGGTGCTGCCATGTCTATGGGGGACGGTGACCTGCGTGTTCGAGTTGGCAACCGTCGTCCCGTTCAGCGCGATCCAGATGTCCGCATCGTGATCTTGGTTGTCCGAGTTGTCGAGCTGAGCTGAGAACTGGATGTTGTACACGCCGGCATTCGCAACCGTGATGCGGCTACCGCTGACGATGGAAACGCCACTCGCCTCGGTACCAGCCGCAGGAGGCGTCTGGTTGAGGGTCATCGCCTTAGCGGTATTGGCGCTCGTGTGGGTCTGGGTGGTAGTGTCGAAGAAGGACCCGTAGTACCCAGTCGAGGTGCTACTTCCGCTTGAGACCGTGGTCCACGTCGGCGCACCGCCGCCAGAGCTCGTCAGGACCTGGCCGGACGTACCACTCGAAGCCGTCGACAGGATTTCTCGGCCTGCCGTCGTGATGTCGGTGACGGTCGCCGTATCCGTGCCCGTGAAGTAGGCCAGTTTGTTTGCCGCCGTGGTCACGCCCGCGAGCGCAGTCAGCGTCGCATCAGCCGCCTGGAACGACGTCGAAGCCGAGGTCGCTGCAGTGCCAAGCCCCAACGTGGTCCGCGCTGTCGCCGCATCCGCGTCGTCGATGAGCGAACGACCGAACGAGGTCAGCGCCGTCATGGCACCCGCGCTCGCAGACGTGTAGTAGGCGATGCGGTCGGCCGCAGGCGTCAGGCTGTTGATGGCCGTCAGGGGCGCCTTGAGGAGCAGCGTCCCGTCCGCATAGTACTGAGTCGCGCCGCTCGAGAGCTGGAACCGGCCGTTCAGGACCGCGGTCGTAGACGGCGCTGACGCGAGCCCCGCTGAATCCGTGATGAGTACGCGGGTCAGGAGCGCGTTGTTGGTGAAACTGCCCGCGAATAGGCTCCGGTCGATGACCAGCAACCCCGTGAATCCCGCGTCGACCGTGACGTTCCCCAGCGTGCAGCCGACGACGTAGATGGTCGACGAGATGGCGCCGATGGTCAGGCCGCCCTCGAGCTGCGACCGCTCGATCCGGTGGACGCCCGAGCCCGAGGTCGAGATGGTCGTCAGACCCTCGATTTGCAGGCTGACGACACGGACCCGCACCGCGTTGTTGCCGATGGTCAGACCGCGCCCAGACGAGAGCGACGCCACCGTCCCGCCAAAGTCGCCCGCCGTGGGGCCGATGATAGCGACGTTGCTCAGGTTACTTGGGATGGTCACGGTCGAACCGGCGTAGGAGCCGGGGCCGACGATCACCTGATGTGCGGCGCCGCTCGGGATCGCGTTGAGAGCCGTCTGGATGTCCCGCGTCGGGCTCGCTGCGACCGTGCCAGCGTGGGCAAACTCGGAGAAACTTTGAGCGGGCAGTTCCTCGTAGCGGTCGGTCAGCCCGACAACCGTGGTCGTGCCAGCCGCCCCGTCGGCCCCGTCGGCCCCAGCGGGTCCGATGAGAGAAGCGAGCCATGCAGCCTCATCGCCAACAAAACCATTGGCAACCGCGATCTCGTAAGCGGAAGCGCCATCCGCGCCGTCCACCCCGGGAGCCCCGTCGGCACCATCAGCGCCCGGGGCGCCGTCGGCCCCTGGAGCGCCATCAGCACCGTCAGCCCCCGCTGGACCAACCAACGTGGCAAGCCACGCGGCCTCGGTACCAACGAACCCGTTGGCGACAGCCACCTCGTAGGCTGAAGCACCGTCCGTGCCGTCGGCCCCTGGTGCCCCGTCGGCACCATCAGCGCCCGGGGCGCCGTCGGCACCATCAGCGCCGTCAGCCCCAGGAGCGCCATCAGCTCCGGGGGCTCCATCGGTGCCCTTCTGAGCCAGCAACGTCCAGTACGGGCTGACGGCCGAAGGCGTGTCGCCAACATTGCCGCCATGTGCATTCGTCCGGTACCAAGTCTCGCCGCCATAGGTTGCGACGTCGCCGATGGCGTAGGAGTCTCCCGCGCCATACGCGCCACGGAAGTTCCACAGGGCATCCGCGCCGTCAGCGCCGTCAGTGCCGTCGGCACCTGGAGCACCGTCAGCGCCATCGGCACCAGGAGCGCCGTCAGCACCGTCAGCGCCATCGGCACCAGGAGCGCCGTCAGCACCGTCAGTTCCCGGGGCGCCTACCAGTGAGGCCAACCAAGCAGCCTCATCGCCAACGAATCCATTGGCGACAGCGACTTCATAGGCAGACGCACCGTCAGCCCCATCCGCGCCTGGGGCGCCATCGGACCCATCTGCGCCTGGAGCACCGTCGGACCCATCAGCCCCGGCCGCACCAACCAGTGAGGCCAACCAAGCCGTTTCATCTCCAACGAAGCCGTTCGCGACGGCGACTTCATATGCAGAAGCCCCGTCGGCACCATCGGCCCCAGGAGCGCCGTCGGCACCATCTGCCCCAGGAGTGCCGTCGGCACCATCGGCACCAGCAGCACCGACGAGAGAAGCGAGCCAAGCCGTTTCATCTCCAACGAAGCCATTTGCAACGGCAACTTCATAGGCAGACGCGCCATCGGCCCCGTCGGCACCGGGAGCGCCATCGGCCCCCGGCGCTCCGTCGACCCCGTCGACACCATCGGCTCCCGGCGCCCCGTCAGCACCATCGGCGCCCGCGGGGCCCACGAGAGACGCGAGCCATGCAGCCTCGTTACCGACGAAACCGTTGGCGACCGCAACTTCATAGGCAGATGCGCCGTCAGCCCCGTCGGCGCCGTCAGCCCCGTCCGCACCGGGTGCCCCATCGGCCCCGGGAGTGCCGATGATCTGACCTGCATCGACCCACGTCAGCGCCTCAGAATAGATCCAGAGATGACCGCCGCCCTCGTCAACCACCCAAGCGTCACCAATCTGCTGGCCGCTTGAGGGGAGATCCGAGATGAGGCTCTTGGTCCCCTTCAAATCAAAGCTGTAACCATTCGCGCCGTCAGCACCATCTGCGCCGTCGGCACCGGGAGCGCCGTCAGCGCCGTCAGCCCCATCGGCTCCCTTCAGAGAGTCCAACCAAGCCGTCTCATCGCCAACGAATCCGTTAGCCACCGCAAGGTCGTAGGCCGAAGCGCCATCAGCGCCATCAGCTCCGTCCGCGCCATCAGCGCCATCAGCTCCGTCCGCGCCATCAGCACCATCTGCGCCGTCAGCTCCAGGAGGCCCGGGAGGCCCAGGGGTGCCAGAGCCACCGCTCCCCTGATCGCCCGTTTCCGGCAGGAACGAATATTCGAGGCGGCCTCGAGAAGCCTCAAGGACAAGAACCTCGAACGGGTTGAAGCCGAGCGAGCTCGGACCAACCGCATCGTTGACCTCAAAGGTCTGAGCAACAGGCGTCGCGAGCACCTTGCCAATGCCAGGCAGGATGATCTCGACAAGCGGAGAAGTCGTGTTGGTGACAACAAGTTGCATGGCGCGGCCCTCGTGTGGGATGCGCCAAAAATAGGAAAGCCCGCAACACCTCGCAAGCGTAACTGCGAGACATTGCGGGCTTTCTACAATCAGCCGTTCTTGACGATGCGCTTTCGGGCGACCGGCTTAACGACTGTCTGGTGGAAGCCAACCGAGGCCAGAGGGGCGAGCGCCATGAAAAGCGCCTGCCACCACTGGGTTCCGGGTGTGACGGTCGAGAGACCGCCGACCAGAGCCGACAAGATCAGAACGAACTTGCCAACCTGACCTTCCTTCAGGAGGAACCCGCCGAATCGCCGCAAGAGCGAAATCAGCACGAGCACAATCGCCGAGATGGCCGAGGCAATCCCGAAGACCGTTGGCCCGTCGAAGGCAGCCTTCGTCTTCTCTGCAGCAGAAACAACACCACCCGCGAGGTCATCCGCAGCGACGCTCGCCGCAGCCGAAGCTGGGACGGAAGGCGCCACGGAGGCCTCGACGGAAGGGGCTGCAGAAACGACAGCAGGCTGAGACACGACAACCGCGGCATCGGCTTTCACCGGTACCTTGGCGTCGCCCGACGAAGGTCCCCCATCCGCGCCCTGGGCGAGCGCCGTCAGATACGGCGCGAGCACCAAGACCAGCATGAGGACGTACTTCATGGTTCTCACCCTTCGAGGTCAGTTCAGGTTCAGACCGGGCTCTGGCTGCCGGAGGCCACGCGGAGGCCCTCGACGAGGACCGCGGCCGAGTGCTCCACGAGCGTGAAGTCGTGCCACGAGTACGCGTCGTACCGGTAGGAGTCCGTCTCCTGCTCGTACTTGAGGTACTGCTGGAAGCCGCCCTCGCCCGAGTCCGGCGCCGCCACCGACACGCGCCACTGGAGGTTGGCGGGGGTCGTGAGGAAGAGCGAGGAGCCCTGGTAGAGTGTGTTGCCCGCGCCAGCGGCCGCGCCGCTGTACGTGCCAGCCGTGAGGCCGAGCGTCGGGAGGCCGTTCGCCGCGCCAGCCGCGACCACCACCGAGGAGGCAGCGCCCGAGGTCGGGGAGGTCAACTCGATGCGGCCGAACTGGTCAACACGGGCCACGTCGCGGTACGCCGAGCCCTCAGCAGCAACGAGCGCGTCGTTGATGATGTTGGCGACGCGCTGCGCGGAGATCTGGCGATCCATGAGCGAAGCGTCGTTGATGTGCGGGAACGTGATCGTGTTGGCGCCAGTGTTGTCGATGTTGAGGCTGATCTGGTAACCGTCGGTCGGGAACTTGAAGTAGTCCGCCTTGGTGCCCAGAGCGCGACCCGGGACAGCCGTCGTGATCGTGTTGATCGCGTCGTCCGTGGGGAGCAGCGGGATCGGCCAGAACTGAACGCCGAGGGGAGCGGGGGCCGCACCCGTGAGCGCCATCGAGGCCTCGAGCGCGCCACCGGCGCGAACGCTCATCGCCTGGATCCAGTCGAGGATGACAGCCGGGTTGCAGAAGAAGTACTTCTCACGCGGCATGTAGAGCTTCGGGAAGCTCCGCATCATCTCGAAGAACAGAGGGAGCTCGACGAAGTTGCCATCGAAGTGGATGCGCGTCGAACGAGCGCGCATCTGCTTCAGCCAGCCGTCGTTCGCCGACAAGAGGGCCGTGCGGTCATCGCTCGGGACGATGTCGTCGTCGCCGAGGAGAGCCATCTGCTCAAGGTCGTTCACCATGAGCGGCATGACGCGGCTCATGAGGAGGTCCTGGAAGCGGTCCTCGTAGAACGTCTGGTAGACCATCTCCTTCGAGAAGGTGATGAAGGTCTGCATCTTCTTGAGCTGAAACTCGTTGCTGACGCGCATCGAGAGGGGCTTCGAGGACGGCCCGGGGTGCGCCGTGAACTCCGACGCGGGGCGCATGACAGTGCCGCCAGCGAAGGTGTTCTCAACGCGGCCCGACATCTTGCCGCCGCGGTGGACGATGAAGTCGATGCCGGGGCCACCAACCGCCGACGGGGGGAGACCGCCCGTGGGGAAAGCGACGTTCGGGTAGGTCGAGGGCGCGTTCGGCGGGTAGAAGGCCGACGGACCCTGCGGCTGCCACTGCGCCGACAGCTTGGGCGAGAGCAGCGTCGACTGCGCCCGCATGAACTGGAAGGCTGCCTCCTGAACCTCGGGGTCCAGACGGCCACCCGCGTTGAGGTCAGACGTGCTGCCCTCAACCAAGTACGCCTTCGCGATCTTCTCACGGTCCTTGAGGCCGTGGTGCTTCCACATATTGAACGACATGTCTTTTCTCCTCAGAGGGCGTAGGTGGTCTGACGCCGCGCGTGCTGCAGGTAGGCATCCTGCGGGCTGGTGATTGTGGGCTCGTTGCTCTTGTTCGTGTACGTGGCGCTGCCAGTCGCCTCGAGGCTGTCAGAGACAGGTCGAGCCGGGAGGGCGACGCCCTTGGCCACAGGAGCGGGAGCCGCTTCCGGCTCATCGCCCTGCACATCAATCTGCATCTGGCCATCCACGACCGTCACCTTGAAGTTCTTCTTGGCAGCGACGAGCGCGGCCATGATGTCGGCGGGGTTAACCGCCGTCTTCTCGGTGACAACCGCCGGCTCAGCCGACGCAGCCTCGGGCTCCGGTGCAGCAACCTCAGGCTCCTTGTGAGCCTCGGCCTGCTCCGAAGCGACGGTCTCCGCGGGAGCAGCCTCGGCCTCAGCCGCAGGCTCCTCCCCGGACTTCTTCACCGCCTCTTCGGGCGGGGAAGGCGCGACAGTCTCTTCGACGTCCATCTTTTTCTCCCGTGCAAGCCGGCTCTCGTATTGAGCCTTGAGTCGCTTCGTAAAGTTCATAGCAGCAGTTCCGCCCCAAAGCAACCACGCAACGAAACCGGGGCTTTCGCTTCCAACACGGTCATCCTGCCCAGCCGTCCAGTCCACACGGTGACGTGCAAACCAAGCTGGGCCCTTGACGACCGCCCAGTATTCGGGCATCGGGTCGCCGGCAGCCATGCGACGGGCGCGGCGGATGGTTTCTTCCACCAGCCCATCGCCACCGCGGCCTTCTTCGTAGGCGCGCAAACCACGACGCGCAGCGGAGCGCATCGCGGCATTCGGGCGGAGCTCGTCAGAGCTGATCAGGCTTCCGCCAGGGAGCTTGCCTTCGCTGTCCGAGACCTTGGTGACAACGTCGTAGTCGACGCCATCATCCACAAGCTCAAGCTCGGGGAGCGAGTCATTGAACCGCTCGTAGTTGTCGAGGTCCTTGTCCTCGAAGAACCGAAGAACTTCGACCTCCGCCTCGACAATCTCGTCCTCGCCGCCAGCTTCGATGATGGTCACGATGCTGTCGTCCGTGAACGACTTCTGCGTGGAAGCGGGGTGCGACTTGGGGAGTAAGTCAGTGTCGAACGGTCGGCGCGGGAACTTCCCAGTGCCGAGGGCAGCGAGGAAAACGCGAACACGCGCAAACGCCCACTGCTCAGCAGAGCTGACATTGGGGCGAACGCTGGAAGGGTTCGTGCGGTAAGCGCCAATGCCGCGATTGTAGACCTGACGGAGCATCTCCATCGTGGCCTGCTTGCCTTCGCCGGAGTACTTCGCGTTGTGCTCCGTCATCATGTCGCGGACGCGGGACTCGACTGAATCGGGCAGCGCCTTCTCGTACTCCTCCTCGCTTATGGAGGGGAGCTTCTTCAGGTCGGAGAAGGGCTTCAAAATCCGTCGGTCAGACGGAAGCCACTCATCCTCTTCGGTCTCGTAGTACGAGAGCAGCGTGGCGACGGGGTTCGCGGCCGTGGCCTCAAGAACCTCGCCGGTACCACGAAGCTGGACCTTGCCAGACCGGCGAATGCCGATGACGCGGGCCTTGCCGATCATCGGGGGGCCGGGAGGCTTGGGGATCTCGTAAGAGACGAAATCACCCACGGCCAAGTCCTCAGCCTTCTTCATGTCGTCAGGCTTCCAGCCCGCTTCCACTTCCACTGCGGCCCCAACGTCAGACTCGATGGAAACATCGCGCGGCCCAAAGGAGACCGGCATTTCCATGAGGTCGGTGATGTCGAAGGAACCGTCAGCAAGCTGGGTGTACGTCGCCATGAAGTACATGGGATTCGGCGCTTCCGCCGCCATGATGGCGTCAACGAACTTGGGGCCCATGAGGACGCGGTCGCGGTAAATGCGAATCGCGTCAACGTAGTAGTCCTGGGTGCTCTTCGTCTTGACGAGGATCTTCTTGCGGATGGTGTCGAGGAGGCGATTGATGACATCACCAATCACCTCGTTCTCGCTGGAAGCGAAGAACTTGGAGACGAACTCCGGCAGGTCGTCCGCGTTCTTGATGACGGTGAAGCCCTCGTGATTGTGGCTCTCCGCTTCGGTCAGGATCGCAGGCTCGGTGACGAGCGAGACCTCTTCAGGGTCAATGTTGCTCAGGCGATGCCGGCGCGCTTTTTCAACGCGGACAGCATCCTTGGCAATCGAGCTGAAATCGAAGTCCATCGTCACTCCTCGTAGGTTCTCTTGGCCATTGCGCCAATCGAGAACCCTTTGATTACGCCATTTTGAACTGCAGTCCACACATCTTCGTCAAGCACTTTCACCGCGAGCATCCAGCTCCCCTTAGGGATCACGATGTCGCCGTTGCCCTTGTCGTCTGGCAGGGCAGCGCGATTATCTCGGGGAATCGTCTCTTCGATGGTGGTCACATAGGATTCGACGACAGGGAACCGTGACCGTGCGCGGTCGAAGTCCCTGTGCATGAAGCCCGTCGTGGCGTTGCCCTCAACGTACTTCAGCATGAAGCGGTGAGCTGCCTCTTCGATGTCCATCGCCGAGATGACGGAGCCCTGCCGGTCCTCAATATCTGGACGCAGCACAGGCCCCTTCACGACGCGTTGCGCGTCGCTCGTCTTCATGATTGGAACGAAGAGGGAGACCTTGTTCATGTCGGGCATGGTAAGTGGCAGCCTTTACCGCGTCAATCCACCCGGCAGAGGCCGGAGAGGCACCGCATTTGTGGGGTCTTCCGCCGCGGGCGCGGGGGCCTTTCCAATCGTCGCCTCTTCGTAGGCGAGGATGCGCGAGGGCTTCTGCATGTTGGCGTCGGTCTGGGCGTCGATCATCAGGACAGGCAGGTCCGCGCCGTCGATGATGCGGTTGAACTGGTCGCGGATGTCGTTGACCGAGAGGCCGTCCTTCATCTTCGAGACCACCGAGGAAATCTGAACCGGGTCGAGATTCTTCGGACGGTTGAACTTGAACACGGCCCCAGGGGCGATGCGAGGCGCGAGCGCCTCAGTCAGCAGTTGTTCCCACTCTTCCGAACGCGGGTTGATGACGCCTTCCATGGTGATGTGCTTCTGCGAAGCCGCAGCGCGCGTCGTGCCCGTCGCATTGCCGCCCAAGAACGCAGGCGACATGCGGAAGGCCTCCGCGATCTCGTCATTGTTCTCCATGGCGCGCTGTGAGAGGCCAGCCAAATCCTTGATACCGAGCTCCACGCGCTCGATGCGGATCTTCGCGCCCTGACCGAGAGCGCCTTGGACTCGAGGCTCAATGATGGCGGCACGATTGGCGTTGTGGACGCCCTTACCTTCCGCATTGAAGATGGCCTCGATGCGCTCCGTGGAGCCGTCCGTCAGGTTGCCGCCCTCGACGATCACGAGGATCGGGACGTGGGTACCGTTCTCCAAGAACGAGACCATGAACTGGCCCATCTGGTCGTTGCCCATGATGGCGTTCAGTGCAGAAACGTACGACGGCGCCCCGTAGTAGCTGTCGAGCGGGTGGTAGTTCTTCAGGTGGAGGATCGCGTTCCCCTTGAGGTCGGGGTCCAAGCCCGCCGGCCACTGCGCGTAGAACTCGCCGGTCTTGCGGTTGATGTACTTGTGGTCGGGGTTCACGTCCCCGAACACGCGGTAGTACAGACCGTTGAACCTGACCGCGGTCTCGCTGCGCGTCTCGACATCGTACAGGTTGATCAGGGAGCCCTGAATCCACCGCTCCCGGTACTTGTCGATGCGCATGAAGGTGAACGGCACATGCAGCAGGCCCTGAACATCGCCTCCTGCTTCGCGGTTCTCCTCAAGAATCTCCAAGGTGGCGTTGCCGCAGCCCTGGTAGTCCATCTCCGCCTTCGTGATCTCGTGCGAAAGCGGGAGGAAGGAGTTCGGGTTGGGGCGGCGGATGAAGTCGTCCAGCGTCTGACGCTGGCGCTCCAACTGCGCGAGCTTGTTGGGACGACCCTCGAACTCCTTGAGGAGTCGGGAGTCCACCTGAGCTCGAGCGCCGAGGCCGACCGAGCTTCGCGCAATCTGCCGAACGCAGCTTCCAAGCCGCGTGTTGACGTCCATGTACTGGAGCCACACGCCAGGCGTGTGGCGCGGCACGACGAAATCAGCGTGGAACTGGAGGTCCAGCGTCGGGTCATCGCTGATGGTCTTGGGCCGGTCACGCTGGACCTGGACCTTGCGGATCAGGACGTCCGACGCGTCACGGTTCAGGTCAGGAGTGAAATCGTACTTCATGGCGACCTCAAAAAGTTCGCACCAGCATATCGCCGCTGTCCCACGGCTCCAACAGGAACGGGAAACGGTGGCAGTTGAATACCACACCAGCCACAGCGTCCGCTGCGTCCTTTGACCCGTTGTGAGGATGGTCAATCTTGTCGCGGCGATCCTCGAGTCGGAAGATTTCCTGAAGCAGAGGCTCGTACTCGTAGATGGAGAACCGTCGCTTGCCGTCCGCCGCGATGTCCATCACGGCATCACGGAAGCAGTAGTAGGGGTCCTTGGTCTTGTCGACCGAGAGGTGCTCCGCGATCACCGTCCCCGCCCTTGAAAGTTGGTGCTGCAGGAACTGCTCGGACTGGTGACCGTCAGCCGTCACGCAGCCGATCATGAACCCGTTCGCCCGCATCTTGTTGAGGACGGCCTCGATGTTGTCGAACTGGATTCGCCCGCTCTTGGGAGGAAGCACCTGAAGGACAAGATCCATGTAGACCCGAGGTCGGTCCATGGGCGTGCCGTACATGCCGGTCCCGTTGCAGACAGGGCAGACGACGGTCTTCTGGCCGCGGCAAGAGGCGCAGCGGACCTCAGTCCTGCCAACTCGCCGCTTTCCAGTGCCCAAGCATCGGGGACAACTGCAGACCTTCGCGCCAAAGCATTCGCCGCAGGAACGCGTTGTCTCGCCCTCGGTGAGTCTGTTGACCGTCACCAAATTCGAGACGTGCCCCATCGCCAAACCGAAGGCGTCAGACGTAACGCCAGGGTCGGCGTGAACTGCCCGAAGCATGTTGGGGTTCACCCGCGGCCGCTTGGTCACGGGGTCGACCAGCATGTTCAGGTAGAACTCCACCGAGTCGGACAAGGTGGTGGTCTGCGAGGAGAACGGGTGGCGGCATTGGTAGTCCGCGTAGCCGTCAACCTCAAGTCGCAAACAACGGACGAAGTTCTCACGCTGAGGAATCAGGGGGCGCAGGCCTTCGACCGAGACTCCGGCCAAGTCGCGCAATGAGCCATCGAGGTCCTTGAGGAAGGACGCTCGCATCTCCTCGGCGCACCAGACCACTCGACCAGTCGCGTGCTCGACCTCATCCGCCGCCAAGATTCTCGACGCCCTGTTCCCTGAGCCCACTTCCACTGGAAAAGTGCGGCCAGAGAAGATCAGGTTTCCCGCGTTGTCCTTGACGCCCTTCTTCGCTTCCCACTGCGACATCGAGAAGACGACCGTCGGGTAGGCAGCATCCCCTGCCAGCGCGGTTCGCTCTCGCCGCTCAACGAAGTCGTCCGGGTACTGCCGAGACGAGTCGAGCACCACGCGGCAAAGCTGCAGCGTGTTGTTCCGCATGAAGCGCGACTCCATACGGCGGAAGCAGTTCTCGACCAGGTCCTCGGCAACGTCGAGCGTCTCGCCTCGCTTCTTCGCGGACTCCTCGACGACTGCGTAGAAGTTGCACTCGGTGGCGTACAACCCGAGCACGTCTTCGGAGTGGATGGCCGACTCGCTGGTGACGTCAGGACGAATGATGATGTTCTTCGTCTTCGACGCGATCTTCGAGGAGAGCTCCTGATTTCGTGGGAACTCGTACTGGAAGTACGGCGTTGCGTCGATTGCCGTGAGCAGCGGCTCAAACAGCTTGGCCTTCGCCTTCTCCTTCTTCATCGAGACCATCACGATGACGAGAGGCGAAGTGCTCGGCAGATTCAGGAAGTTCTGCGGGCTCGAGAAGCACGACAACCGGTAGTAGTCGTACATCGCCAGCAGTACTAGGATTTGTGTTTTGCCGACACCGATGGCGCCCGTGAGGATGACCTCAGTCACGTCGCCTTGGGCGGTGGAAATGAACATCTTTTTCTTCTCGGGCCACAGGAAGTCACCCGCGAACGGGCCCGAGTAGTACTGGTTCTCAATCCACTCTTCAGGCGGCAGGATTGGCCGATCCAGAGGGACAGAACCTTCGCCCAAGAACTTCTGGGAGAAGGCTGAAACGATGCTGTCGAACTTGGATGAAGTGGCGTTACCGGACTTGACGTAGAAGCTGCCGACAAGCCCTTTGGTGTGCCCGCATTCTCCAAGATCGGCAGGCGCGGATTTGGGGGCTTCGAAGCTGAAGTTCATGCGTCACGTTTCATTGCAGCCAGGGTCGCACGAAGCGCCAGGGCCAGGTCGACGCCAATACCTTGAAGCTGATGTGGGTCCGAAATGTGCCGGCGAAGCACGGCATAGACGGAGTCCATGAGGTTGCCGAGCATGTCCATCGTGATGACGTCACGCATCTTCAGCGTGGTCACGACGGCCTTCTCCTTCACCTCGGCAGAGACCTTGGCGATCTGCACCTTCAGCCGCACCGCCTCACTCTTGAGGATCTCGTTGTCCTCAAGCAGCGCGTCGATGCGGAGTTGCTCACGCTCAAGCCGCGCGAGCTCCACCGAGAGGTCGAAGAGGGAGCCGTTGCTCCGCAGGTCCTCGACCAGCGACCAGACGTCCTCCGACACGCTCGCCGGCCGGACGCTTGTGCGCCTCGACTCCAGCATCGCGTTGATCTCTTGGAGCGCCTTAACCTGGCTGCCGCGACCCGCGGGCTGAAGAACAACAACAGGCGCGGGCTCTGGGAGGTCGATTGGCGGCGGAAGGTCTTCCTTCATCATCGCACCACGGATTCACCGAGTGCAGTCGCCCGCCACTCGACGTATCTCCCGCGGCCAATGCTGCCGTTCGGTCGCTTTCGTTCGGCAGAGGTCACCAAGCCCATCTTCTTCAGGTGATGAAGATGGACTCGTGCCCAGACCAGCCTCGCGTCACCGTTCGAGATTAGGGTCGTTTCGGCACCTGTGCAGAGGTCGTCATAGAGGGTGGCGACCGTGTTGGCGTAGGTGACACCCTGCTTCACGACGAAGCTGAGGATCGTGTTGCGGACTCTTCCGCGGAGGACCAAGGTTTCTTCGGGCATAAGGTAAGGGTAAAACTTACTTATGCCAAAATCAACACTCGCGGGGGTCGCTCTCCAACGGAGGCAGACCACCAACGATGGCCTTGATGTCCTCGGGGCGCCCAATCAAGTTCACCGAGTTGTCGTCGAAGCAGACCTCGCAGTAGACGTGGGTCTCCTCTTCCTCCTGCAGCTTCCAGATTGCCTTCGCCAGCCCGAGCGCGTCTGCCTTTGAGGCGAAGCCGATTTTGTTGACCACAATCATACGTCCCACCTCATTTCATTGAGGTCCTCGACAATCGAACGAACGACCGACAGGTCCTTCGACGACAGGGCCTTGGAGTGCGAGACCTTTGCCGCGAGGTCATCCACGACCTTCCGCGCAACTTCGTAGTCCAGGTCGCCGCCCTTACCGAACGGGAGCGCGAACGCGCCCGAGGGAAGATGCGTGACCACGAAGCCGCGACCCAAGTTGGCGGGCAAGGTCACGGCCCATGGACCTGCCTGGTAGAACTTGAAGACCTCGCCCTGCGTGACGGTGTTGCTCTTGTTGAGCATCGGAATCCAGATGCGCTCGAACCTCATGCGCCCCCCACGTTGAAGGTGACGCGGCGGTTGCTGGAGTCCCTGATGACCTTGTACGTGCGACCCATCTTCTCGATGTGCCCAGACTCGATGAGCTGGGTGAGGGCGTACTGCACGCTCGACAGGCTCTTCCATCCGAGATGGATGCGAATCTGCTCGTAGCTCGGATGTCGCCCAGCCTCTTGGATGTTGCGAACGATGAACTCAAGCATCTTGCGGTTCTTGTCGCCCATGTGGAACAGGTCCAGTTGAGCCTCTGGCTCGGGCGTCTTGATCTCGCCCTCGACCTCAAGGAGCGCCAAGCGCAGGCTCTCTGCCTTCTGGAGCAGAGGGTAGGGAAGGTGCGGCATGAACTGCTGAACGATCTCGGAAGGTCGTTCATCCAGGCGTTGAAGAAAGAACCCGGGCGTCATCACTCAACCTCCAGGATTTGGTACTCGATGGTCTTGGGGAAGTTCCCCTTGCGCCACATCATCCAGCAGTAGGTAGCGCCATCCGTCTTGTTGTTTCCGGTGAACGAAGGGCGGCGGGTGAGCCCGAAGATTTTCGTGGGCATCCCGACATCATTCTTCAACCACTTTGTCCGTCCGTGCCGCTTCGCGCCGTCTAGCAACCAACTGCTTCGAAGCAGGACGAACACCGCGCCGCCGTCGCAGACTTCGCGAATGGCCTTGTCGATGAACCTCTGCGCGGTGTTCATGGCGCCACCATAGGGTGGGTTCATCACCACCAGGTCGATGACCGGGGACGCCTTCGGCATCCCCAAGTAGTCGCCGACCTCCATCTGCATCCCGCGCATCTCGCAGTCAGACACGAACGACTCGTCGATCTCGTTGCCCAAGAAGTGGTCGTAGCCGAAGGGGCGGAGCGCATCAGCCACACGCTCCAAGATCACGCCATTCCCAGCCCCGGGCTCGAAGATGCAGCCGAGTTCCTGCCGCGCAGACTTGCGCGCGATCACGGTTCGACCAATCTCCTTGATGACCTCGGGAATGATGATGTCCACACACCACGCAGGCGTGGGGTAGAAGTCGGTGCCGCCACTTGGCGTGTTCTTCCGGCTCACTTCGCACCTCGCTCACGAAGCTCAGCGCGAAACGCCGCCTCGGCACCTGGATGGAGCCCTTCCATCTTCTCAAGGATGAACTTGATGTAGTCCTTCGGGACCGCGTTCAGGGGACGCCCGACGTGCTTGCCTGCGCCTACCCGAATGACGCTGGGGAACTTGCGGTCGCGGTAGAGCCAGTACGACCAGGCCTCCGACTCGGTCTTGATGAGCTCAGCCGCCTTCGCCTGCACCTCGACGGCCTCCTGCACGTCCGAAGGAAGGAAACCGTCGTCGAGCATGTGGTAGAGCAGGTCATGCGTCGCCAGCGCGTCGGCCTTCGCGCTGTGCGCGTTGGTGAGGTCGATCTCGTAGTGCGCACAGACGTCGCCGAGCTTCCGGCTGCGCATCGACCGCAAGTGCCAACGAGCGAAGATGATCAGGTCGATGACCTTGGAGCGGTCGATGACGATGGGCATACCAGCTCGAGCGAACTCCGCCTCAATCAAGGGCAAGTCGTAGTCGAGCAGGTTGTACCCAAGAATCACGTCAGCCGAGCGGAACCGCTCGGCGATACCCTCGGCCACCTCCGCGAATGCAGGCGAATCAGCGACGATGGCGTCAGTGATTCTATGTACAGCAGTCGCCTCGGGTGGGATTGGGCAGCCCGGGTTGATGTACCGCTGAAGCGCCTTGCGACCAACCTTCGGGTCGTAGAGGACGCCGCCAATCTCGACGATTCGCGCCTGCTTCGGGTCACTGCCCGTGGTCTCCGTGTCGACCACGAGGATGCAAGAGTCTCTGAACTCCATGAACACCTCCGCTGGCATCTTTAACGTAATGCGGCGAGAGGTTCAAGTAGTATCTTACTAAATACTGGGCCTCAACGAGACCACGAAGGCTGAGCCCATCGGCAACGGGATGTACCGGATGGAGCCGTCCAATTTGGACAGGATTGCCTGCGCGAGCGCGAGCCCAACCCCAGTTCCTGGGAACTCACTGTGGGCGCGGTAGAACATGGCGAACAACTGGGCGCGGTATTCAGGTGCGATGCCGACACCGTTATCGACGAACTTGATGCTGACCATCAGGTCGTCTGGTTCAACCTCGACCGACACGCACGGCGCCTTGGCTTGGTTGAACTTCAGCCCATTCTCGATGAGGTTGTAGAAGACCTCGCCTAGTAGGACCGTGTCCCCCATCGCCATGAGCTTGTCGTGGCTTGGGAGGTAGACCATTCCAGTCCGCACCTCCTTAGCCTTCTTCGCCGCCCCCAAGATGAGGGGCATGATGTTGACTGGGTAGGCCTCGACGTTCTTGTTGCGAAGCCCCGTCAGCATGCTGATGGCGACCACAGTCTCAGCTAAGGACTGGGAACGCTCGCTGATGAGCTTCAGCCGATCCCTAGCCGGCTCTGGGACCGTGTGCCCGTAGTCCTCAAGGACAGAAGTCGCCAGTGCAGAAGCTGTTCTCGCCGGCCCCTTCAATTGGTGCGCGGTGATTGAAGCGAACCTGGAGAGCTCGGCCGCCATCTGCATGGCGTCGGTGATGTCGGTACCGCAGACGAGAATGAACTCGCCGTTCTTCACATACCGCCACTCGAAGATTCGCCCGCGCCCGTCTTTGCAACGGATACTGCCGCGGTTGCCTGTCCCGCAGTTCAAACCCGTGACGGCGTCAATCCATGCCAAGCTCTCGAGGTCCTCGGGTTCAATGATGTCCTCAACCGACATCTGGAGCAGCTCTTCCTGATCCCAACCTGTCTGCCGAGTCCAAGCCTCGTTGACCCAACTGAACACGATCTCGTGGCGATGAAAGCAGATGGGCGCAATGGCCATCAGGTCGTTTGTCGCCTTGGACCAGTACATCAACTGGTGCTGCACCCGCATCGCCGCGGTCTTCATCTGCAGAGTCGTGATGAGCAGCGCGACTGTTGCCGCCCAGAATGAGGACAGGAGTATGACCTCAGGGGTGAAGGTCACGATGAACCTGTTGATGATGACGCCAACCAGAACATTGACGGCGACCACAGCAACAACTTCTGCAACGTCCCGCGGCCCACAGCAGATTCGATGCCGCAACCGGCTTAGCATGGACCTCATTGTGGTACCTGATTGAGGTCAAGCCAGAAGCTGAAGGTCTTCTGGATGACCTGGTTGAAGTCCACGGGACGAAGAGGTTTCTCGACGTAGCCGTTAGTTCGGTTCAGGTAGGCCTTCTCGATGTCAGTCTGGGTATTGGACGTGGTCATGATCACCACGGGCAACTTCCACCCGCTGTGATTCGCGCGGATCACTTTGAGGCAGTCGATGCCAGACATCCTGGGCAGATGGAGGTCGAGAAGAACCAAGTCAAAGCTCTGCCTGAGCTTCTCGCCATCGAAGAGCTTGTCGCAGGCTACGATGCCGTCTCGAGCTCGAATGACCTCGTAGGCCATGCCAGTCGGTTGAAGTACGCGCGAGATTGCCCGCTCCGCGAGCATTGCGTCTGCGTCGTCGTCCTCCACCAAGAGGATTCGCTTCACGGCTTTAGCCCCAGACCCGGGATCGTCTGAATCCCGGTCAATTGCTGAAGGATGCCGAGGAAGAGCAGCACGAGGCCAAGGATCAGTGCAGAGCCACCCTTCTCCCACACCGCCTTTGCGACGATGGCGAGGCGCTCATCCTTGCGCTTCTTGGTCTCCTCTTGGGCCGCCAAGTGCTTGCTGATGAGCTCGAAGAGCTTCTCCTGATGCGTCGTGTGCGCGCTCTGGAGGACCTCAAGCATGCGCTGCTGGTCGAACCGCTCAAGGTCGCCTCGAACGCGCTCGACACCGCGGATGATCGAATCGTCCCGTGCCTGCATCGTCGCGATGTGCTGCTGAAGGACCGAGTCGAGCTTGGCCACGTCTCGAACCAGCATGTCCAGACGAACATCGATCTTCACGATGTCCGAGGCAGGACCTGAAGGTGTTTTCTTCGGCATAGGCATGCCGCGCAGGATAGCGCAAGCGGTTGGCGTGTCCTACTGTTCCTCGGGTATCTGCGGCTTAAGCTGCATGGCGCAGCCAACGAAGTTCCCTAAGGGCATACCGTAGGCGGAGAACTTGTATCGTAGTTCTTTCCCGTTGCGGTTGTAGCGGGCCTTGCCGTCAGGAAGAACCTCGAGTGCGCCGTTCGCCTCTGAGCGTTTGCTGACGACACCCGTCCACCGGACAGTACCGGTCACGGCGTCAACGCAGACCACGGGCATCCCGACGGTGAAGGCCATCTGGTGAAGCCTCCAACTACTCGGCGCTGACATCGTCCACCTCAATCCTGCCCCACGACTTCGGCTCAAGGTTCGACCAAAATACTCGTAGAAGATTCCGCTCAGGCAGGGCGGTGCCAAAGCCTTGCTCAGCCCCGAGCCAGTAGGCCAAGGCCATGACCTGTGGCGGCTCAAGGAAGGCGAGCTCAACCTCAACTCCCCAATGCCCGTGCTCCGCCGCGCCATGGCACTGCATGACGATGTCCGCGAAAACCTGTAGCAGCTCGGGCTCTCGCCAAGCATTGGCCGTCTGCCGCGCCAAGTAGGTAGCCGTGTCGTGGGTCTGCTTGTCCATAATCCTCGGGATGACGTGGTGCTCCAAGAACGCCTCGCGGCCCCGCTCACGAATGCCGCGCTGGTACTCGTGCTTGTTGGCCAAGGCGTCCAAGAACCAAGGGTCGAACTCGAACCCGAGCTGACGCAGCTTCACTGCGTCCTCGGGGGTGATTGCTTCCCGAAACGAGAGCCAGCCGTGGATGGTGCGGCGGTGGATGCCAATGTCGCGCGAGGCGTGCTTGGGGACGTACCCCAAGCTGTAAAGGAAGAGCTCAAGCCGCCGCATCTCTGCGACGTACCCGGGGCTCGTGAACTTGGCGGCCATCCAACTGTCGGTGTGGAAGATGTTCCGCATCCCCAAGTAGACCTGCCACAGGCAGTGACGAGTCCACGGCGTCTTCCGCTTCGGTTCGCCGCCACAGGCTTGGACGTACTTGTCCAGCGCCTGCCCCAGTTTCCTGGCGAGCTCAATCTCGTGCGACTTCCGTACCCGCTCCCTGGCCATTAGCCCTCGGCGCGCTTCGGGAACAGGAGGTTGGTGACGAAGTGGGCGGCGAACACGAGGACCATGGTCGTCGTGACCGCGGACAACCCGGCGATGAGCATCCCGACACCAAGGCCGTGGATGTGGGTGGCCAGCAGATTGCTGATGAGCATGATCGCGGCGCCTTCGAGGTACTTCATGGAGAGGTCCTTTCGTCATCGCGCATGCCAGCGCGGATTCGGTTGTTCTCGAAATCTGGGTCGACCTTCACACCTTCGGTCCAGAGCGTTGACCTATCGGCCGGGAGCGCAGTCGCGCGGTACTCCAAGCCGCCCTTGTAGCTGTAGAAGTGCGGACGCTGATCGACCGGCATCTCGAAGGTCGTCTGCATGATCCGGTCGGAGAGCATCTCGCGTCGGGCCTTGATGATCTCGGCACCCAGCTTCGACCCGCCCATACCATCCCTGTCGATGAAACCAGGAGTAGCGCGAAACGAGTTGTCGCTGCCCGGCTCCCACGAGACGAGGCGAGTAGGCTTGCGAAAGACCCGCATAGCCCAGTTGATGAAGTCCTTGAGTAGTGTCATTGGTTCTTCTCGAAAAAGTAAACGCCCTTGAAACGCTTGGACACCTTCACGCTGGACAGCCAGCTTGGCGGTCGTTTCTTGCCGACTTTCTTCAGCCACTTGCTGGCCGTTGCTTCCTCGGTGAACCACCGGACTCGCTGATTCATCCATGCCGGCTTCCAGACCTGCTTCATGTCGCCGTTGACCAGTTGCCGCGCGAGCACGCGAACGTAGGCAGGCTCCTTGATGCGGCAGCGCCCGTTGAACTGCTTGGGCGCCATCAGGACCTTAACGATTTTCTCTTCGCGGGTGCCGTCCAAGAGGGCCATTCGATTCTCGATGACGTGCGCCACGAGCATCCCCAGGGCATCGTCATTCCCAGCTTCGCCACAGATGATGTTGGCCACCAGCGACTCAGGGTCGCTCGGGTCAAGGGGCTTCGGAGAAGCCAATGCGGCGAGAAGAAGTAGGGAGAACATCAACCACCTCACGGGTAAATGCGGCTTCGCCGCAAGTTCAAGTTCAAGTTCGCCTTGAGCACCGGTCCTCCACCGGCTTACGTTGTCGTGAGGTGTTCTTTAACGCTATCCAGCCCTCAAGTCAAGTCGCTTTAGAAAATATTTACTACTTAACGTCAGCTTGGACGTAGACCCCGAACTGGATGCGCTTGCCCTCTGGCTCGCGGACCACCTTCCAAGACCCGCGCTCGCTGTCCGGCCCCTTGATGACGTACTCCAAGTAACCCTTCTTGATGAGCGCCTGGATGTGGGCGTTCGCTGCGCTTCGGGAGTTCATCTTGAACTCCTCCATGATGTCGTTGGTCGTGGCGTGCGTGTGGTACTTCACGATGAACTGGATCATGAAACGAAGGATCTCGGCCTGGCGTTCGGTCAGCCCGCTCATTGGTTGGTGTCCTTGTAGAGGGTGACGATGGCGGCGAGGACGTCCTTGAGCTCGGTCAGGTCTTCGCCGCGAACCCGCGCCTTGAACATGTACTTGAGCAGGTCGATGGCCTCTTGCCGAGCATCGTTGATGGTGTCGCGGCCGTCGTCGCTCATGAGGTACTGCCCGTACTTCTTGAAGCCGAACTCCGCCCGGGCCTGGACATCCGAGATGACGGTGCCAGAGTTCTCGATCTTCTCCTCAAGCCACTCCACGAGGAGCTCAGGAATCGGCTCGCCTTCGGCGCGCGGCAGAGGTTCAGGTTCGGCAATGGGCCCGCCCGAGGTCACCCAGCGAGCGGAGGCCTCAAGCTCTTCAACGGTTCGTCTGATCATGAGGTCCGGCACAATCGGGTGTTTGCCCAAGAAGGCAAGCCATTTGTAGTAGGTGGTGGTCGACAGGGTGCTGTTGCCCCAGGTGTTGTTCCTGTTGGCGGTTGCGACCATCGTCAGGGAAGGGCCGCCGGCTTTGAGAGTGGCGAGTTGGATGCGCACCGTGGCCTTTGGCCGCTGGACGTACCAGAACCCACCGCGGCGCTCAGCTCTGCACAGGTGAAGCTGCTTGCGCCAGTAGTCGACGACGGAGTCTGCCGTCCAGTCCATCAGAAGTCCGCTTCAAGCTCCTCGAGCTTCTTGTTCGCGTCATCGAGCTTACGCGTCAGGTCGAGGATTTCATCCTCGAACTCCCGATGCTGGCGTTCCTCGGCGGCAAGCTCTTCACCGAGGTACTTCACCTCTGACTGGAGGTCCTCGATGTCGGCTTGGAGGCTCTGCCGCGTGGGCTGCCCGACGAGGGCTTGGAGCGCATCACGAAGGCCCTCGACGTCCTCAAGACGGATGACGATGTCCGTGTCGGTGTGACCAAGCGTCTCGATGAGCTTGGTGAGGTTGTAGTCGTGCGTGTTCTCCGCCCACGGGAAGGTCGGCTGGTAGCTCTTCATCACTTGTTCCTTGAGATGTAGGAGTTCTTGTCGTTCGCCACGCGGTCTGGGTGGAAGTCGCCTTGGGTCCGACCGAGATGGTCATCAACAGTAGACTGGGGCGCTGGTCCACCTTTCCGGTGCCAAACGTCCCGCGCCTTGCGCTCCGCGCAGAGCTTCAGGAAGAGTGCGTCGTAGTCCTTACTGTCCACGGTCTGGACAGGTTTGGTCCGGTCGCGCGCCTGCTTAGCCTTGTAGGTGCGCTGGTTGAACATGTACGTCGGGATGCTCTTGTTGATGCGCGACATCAGCAGGTTGTGGACCGTCTCGGTGAACGCGATGCCGCGCTCCCGCTTAGAGAGGTCGACTAGCGCATCCCGGCAATCTTGGCCCACCGAGCACTCCAGGTGGCGAAAGCGCGGGCGCATGGGCTGCGTCCACGTCTTCATGTCCTGGGGGCGCATGATGTAGTTGTGGCTCTGCCGCGTCAGCCGAGGGTTGGGCAGGGTGTAGCCCAGCTCTCGGAGTGCCTCGGTGAGCTCGGCGATGATGATGCCAGCGGCCGACCAGATCTTCCCGCCGCAGATGGTCTCCGCCTGAATCTGGTAGATGCGCTCGCGGATGGCGTCGTCGGGCGTGATTCGGAACTTGCCGAGAAGCAACCTCACGTCGCCACTCGTTTGAAACGAAGGCCGTACCTTTGTCTTTGCGTCCATACCGCCACATCCAGCCTTGCCGAGGTCTCGAGCATCGACTCGCAGTACGCGAGTCGGGACTTCAAGACATTGATGTGCTCTTCGAGCGCCTCACGAAATCCAGTACCTTGTGCTGCGAGGTCATCAGCCGCCAAGGCCATGTAGACTTCGACGTTCTCCTTGTTCTTGAACACCCGAAACTGCAGGTCATCCTTCTGAACGAGCAGGGTTCCATGAACGAGGTTGTGCGTGAAGCCCGCTTGAGTGCAGGTCATCTTCAGCATCATGCGACTCCTTAGGTTAGTCCCTAAAGAGTAACTGAGGCGTGTACTGCTGTCCAGCAGAAAGTCGGAGGTGTTGCGCGATTAGCATCGCGCAGGCCTCTGGAATGTAGTTGGTCAACGGTACAGGTTCTGGGTCACCGAAGTGCAGCGGGTCCACCCGAAGAAGGTGGGGCTCCGCGACGTAGCAGCCGAGCTTCGTCAGCTTCTCGACGGCCAGCCAGTCGTCGATCAGGATCCATGGTTTGTTGGCGATGAACGAGAGGTCGTTCTCCTGCCGCGTGGTGAAGACCTTGTTGACGTGCTTGAGCAGGCCAACAGCCTCGAGCGCGCATCGAGCATAGATGGGGTCGGCCCCCGTGTAGACGTGGACTTCGCCAAGTTCACGGAAGGCTTGAAGAGCGAGCTCGGCACCTGGGCGCACGAGTACTCGTTCCATGCGGAAGGACGAGATGACGGCACGCTCCGCGTGCTCAAGGCAGCGGGCCATGTGGTCGAGGCACCCTTGCCGCAGACCACGATTTCTCGCACTCGTCAGGGCGGCGCGAAGACCTTCTGGCGTCTCTTGGAAGGTGTCCAAGAGCGTGTGGTCCAGGTCAACGAAGATGATGTTCATGTGCTCCCCCAGAGTTGCGTGGAGGGTACATGATTAACCCCTGACCCTGCAGCCGCGGAGTGAGACGCGGAGGTGTCAGCCCTTTTCATCAGGGTCAGGGGAGTGCCGATGGACCGCAACATCCGCCTCTTAGAGGCGCCTACACGGCGGTAGGCGGTCGATTCGATGACCACTCGTCAGGTCCGAACTTGGGCCTGCTCCAGTCGCCGAAGGTAGGCGCTACCTCCACCCTCTTTTGGCTTGGGCGGAACTTGCCAGTGACTGTCTTTATTCTGCCGTCACCGCAGCAGAGGGCGTTGCGGCCCTCGTTCTTGTCAGCCTACGCAGGAGGTTGTTGCGGGTCAACAACTTTTTTTGGAACACCTGGTCAATAGTCGTCTGGGTCGCGGCTTCGGGTCTTGGCGCACTGCTGGCACCGCTCGTGGATGTAGCCGAACATGGACATCGTGGAGAACGCCCATTCGTGACCGACCTGTTCGCACTCCTCTTTGAGCGCGTTGAACTGCACCTCGAACCGGGCGCGATGCGGGGCCAAGAGTGCATCGCGCTCCGCGCGTTCTTGCCGCTCGATTTCGAGTCGTCGCTCCCAAATCGACTTGCTCATAGGTCTTTGGTCCCGGTCAATCTGGCGAGTTGCTGCTGCGCCGAGTCCCGTTCCCTGCTCACGGCGTCGTACATTTCGAGAATCGTTTGTCTCGATGCGGCACAGGCATCCCGCGCCAAGATCACGCTCTGCATCTTGCGCAGGACCGCGCGGGCACCGTCGCACTCAGCGTGCGTGGGCAACGGGAACTCGCTAGCGGTTTCATCCTCACCTAACCACTCCTCTACGATCAAACCGCTATCCAGAACAGCCACGGCTAAACCGTAGCCGTAGCCGACATACACTGCGGGTGCGCCACCCTTGATTCTTCCGATCTTTCGCATTTCTCACCATCTGCGAAAAGGGTTCAACAACACGCCGAAGAACGGCTCGGCCTCGATGACCTTGTAGTCCACTCGCTTCTTCTCGGCCTTGTAAAACTTGTCCCATTCGGCCTGCGGCCGAGTCGCTCCTACTTGACGCCCGACCTCGCCGTCTTCGTCGATGGAGTAGTCGGTGTGCGTGCCGACATGCTCCTGGAACAAGGCATGGTTGGCGAGCGCAATCTCCGCCTGCTCGGGGGTGAGCTCCCAAGCGACCCAGTACTTCCGGTCCTCGGCGTAGATGGCCTTGCAGTAGAACACGCGGCCAAAGCACTCGAAGACGCCGGATAGTGGGCCGTCGTAGTAGTCCAAGTGGAACAACGGCTTGACGTCCCAGACATTCGAATGCTGGCCGTCGCGGCTGAGCATGTGGTGGAACCACGGCGGCGAGAGTTCCGTGACGTGCTTGGGGATGTCGGAGAGCTTCATTCCTGAGCTCCTGAATCTCTGGGCTCTTCCTTCATCGCCTTCTCCAAGAACCCGATGATTTCTTCGACAGCCATGGGTGACTCCTTTGGCAGTCCGAGCTTCCAGCAGGATGGCCGCAGTATGGACACATGCCTGGTGATGCGCTGGCACTGGAAGCGCGCAGGTCGTCGGCGGCGACCGCCGCAGCCGCGGCGGCGAGGTGAAACGGGGTCCAGTAGCCGTCATCCATCGGAACGGCGACAGGCTGGTCGGGACCGTCCCAGCGCAGGCCATAGCGAGGCAGACCACCTCCCTCAGGAGGGCGGGGAGGAAGTTCAGGTTGAATGCCGCGCAGGCGTTCGACCTCACGTTCCAGACCAACGACGTACTCAGTCCGTCCGGGTGGTTCGTGGGCCCGTCCATAGTACCGCTCCAGACCGCGCTTGAATGCGGCCTCTACCCCATGTTCGGCAGCGTATTGCCCGCCGTCGCCATTGAGGACGGCGAGCAGTTCTCCCAACAGGTGCTTCTCCGACTTGTTCTCGTTCATTCCTGCAGTCTCCTGGCCCACCAGCGAAGGCGGTTCTGGGTCGAGGGCGGCACATGCCCGAAGTCGCCGCTGAACGTCACTTGTTGACCTCCCGTCGGCCGGTTCCAATGGGCATCCGCGGCGGCGACGGTTTCGGCGAAGGCGGCAATCGCCTGCTCGCGCTTCTCGAGCCTGGCTTGTAGTTGTTCAAGTCGCGTCTCGTACCGCTGCGCAATCTCGCAGACCTCACAGAGCCGCACGGACTCGTGAATCTTGCGAGCCCCGCACTCGGGGCAGTCCTTGTAGTTGATCATGACCTCGTCTCCCTCTCGCGAGGCGGGATGGTCACGTCATGCACCCAACTCGACAACCTGCTCAGGCCGACTAGATGCAGCAGCTCCGAGAGAGGATGCGCTAGGATGTTGTGAGGCGCCCACTGCAGATGGGTAGGAAGCCACGCTAGGAACCGGCTCATGGCCTCCCCCTTTCTGGCCATGTGGCCAGAATCCGCGTCTTGTTGAGGTTGTGTGACCACTTCTCCAGCCAGATGAGAGCATCTTCTTTGGCGTGCTTGAGCTTCATACAAAGCTCTTCAAGATCCCGAGGATGGTGTCGTGCGCATGGCGCATGGCGGCGATTTCCTGCTCGAGCGCCTCGATGCGCGCGTCTCGTGGGTCTTTGCCGAGCCGCGACTCGCTGACCTCTCGCGCGTCCACCGACGTGACGAAGCCGAGCTCGCAATAGCCTGCGATGGAGTAGCCGAGAAGCTGCATGTACTGCCGCCGATCCGCATCCTCGAAGTCCATCGCCGCAAGCTCGTTGAGCCCGAGGCCACGGTCACACGCCCAATCGTGAACGAAGTTGACGATGGCGTTCGCGCGGAAGCGCGTTACGCCGTTGTCGGCCATGTACACCGGTTGCGTCGGTAGCGTCATACAGTCTTTCCCCCGTGCTTGTGCGACCTGGTCTTGTTGAGTTGTTCGAGAAGGTCCGCTTCGCGGAGCTCATGTTCATTCACAGCCATCCTCCTCTTCGGGCCAGGATTCGGAATGCGGTTGCGGCGGCGAGGGGCACTTGGCCATTTCCAATGGCGCGGAGTCGGGCGCGGCGAGTGTTCTTTGGAGCCACATCCTCTGGGATTCTCGAATGTCCTGGTAGCAGTTGGTCCAGCCCAGAGGCCAGTTCATCAACCACTCGACCCACGTTGGGTTCAGCTTGCCACCAGGCTGAGTCCGGCCCGTCCCGCCATCCCCCCGAACCCAGTCCGTCAGGCTGATGCCAGGATTGGCTTTGCTCCCCGCATTCCGACTCCCCGACGCTTTCGCGTCGCCGGCCGTGGGCGTGGGTATGCGCGACGATCCAGATCCTTTTGCGGAGGTGGGGGGCGCCAACATCGGATGCTCCCAGCACGCCCCACTCCACATCATACCCGAGGGCGGCAAGATCTCGCAGGACGACTTCAAGCCCGAGCTTTTGGAGCCGCGGCGAGTTTTCAGCGAAGACAAATCGAGGTCGTACCTCTCCCACGATTCTGGACATTTCTTTCCAGAGTCCAGACCGGGGTCCAGAGATTCCGGTTCCGGTCCCTGCGCTGGATATATCTTGGCAGGGAAAGCCTCCAGATATGACGTCAACACGGCCTCGCCATGCTCTTCCGTCAAAGGTTCGCACGTCATCCCAGACAGGATACGGGGGAAGCGAGCCGTCATTTTGCCGTGCGAGAAGAACGGCGGAGGCGAACCGGTCGTTCTCGACGGCGCAGATGGTCTTCCACCCGAGAAGGTGACTGGCGAGTAGGCCTCCACCAGCGCCCGCGAAAAGAGCCAGCTCATTCACGGTCGCCCAGCAAGCGCATCGCGCGGGCCTTGCCCTCATAGTAATATTCGTCGTCTTCAGTGCAGTCGTCGTGCTCGACGTACCAACGAAGAGCTTCTTCAATCTCCTGGCTCTTGGCGACATCCTTCAGCAGTTGCTGGATTGTCGCGAGTTGCTCGCAAACGAGCTCCAGGGTGCTTCGTTGAACCTCTGGGACGTCCTTGATTTCCTCGTTATCGTACAACCCGAGCTCCGCGAGACGCGCCCGAGCCATACGATTTGGAGAAGTTTTGCCTTTGACCCAGCGCCATACGGCGCTCTGGTCGGTGCCCACCATGTGCGCGACGTCCTTGATGGAAAGACCGCGAGCCTTCATCCTGTCGATCAGGAGCATTTTTCCTCCAGTTGCTTCTTCAAGAAAGATATCTCCAGTTCTAGTTCAACGACTTTTCTTCGTAGGTAGTCCAGAGATTGCGCTCCTTCGAGCGTGCTGATGAAGTCTGTGTTGGTTTTTAGGACGTGGGCAATCCTGGGCCAGTACTTCGAGCGGAACGAATTTCTTCTCCCGGTCTCCACCAAATATAGAGCCGTGTGGGTCACGCCGATTGACCTGGCCACCGAAGCTATTGATAGACCTAGTTCCAATCGACGTTGGAGCATGAACTCGCCGAACTTCATCAGTAGCCCTCCTTGAACCAGCGCCCCTTCAACGAGAACCCGGTCTTCACAGGGATGCGCTTCATCTCGGTCTTGCAACCCTTACAAAGAACAACCTCGTTGACCTTTGCAATCGCTTCTTCCTGCCGGCCGCAGGCTTCGCACTTCATCTCGTAGACGGGCATGTGACCTCCTGAACGCACCCTAACCCCACACAAGTACAGTTGCAAGAAAAAAGAAGTAAGCCTGCAAGAAAAGATAAAGTTAGGAATGATATTCCAGAAGAGCCTGGGAAAAATCCAAAAAATATGAGGCCAATTATTTCGAGGCCTGATGCGAAGGGGGCTGAGGGTACCCCACCCTTTATCTGGGGCGAGCAGAATTAAATGCGAGGGCCGCCAGGAAATTGGTGGGGGCCACAGAAAATAAATAATTGCGGGGGCCGGTCAGAAAATTGGAATAATTGTCTGGGGTACGGCCATCCGACCTGACGGCTGGCGCGCCTCACACACTAGGGCACCCGCCGAGTCAATCAGTAAAAACCACTACGCGCATCGGGGGAAAACTTGGCACGCTAGGTACAACGCGGGCGCGTTGCGCACTGTAGTGGATCGCAGATGTAGGCCTCCGAACGGCGCACGATGCAAAAAAAAGCGTAGTGATTTCGCGTACTTGCACGATTGTGCAAAAAGTTGTTTACGCGGCAACCCGGGGCGTCCATAGTGGGTTCACACAACGGCGCAACGAAAGGAGAAACGAGGCGGGGCAAACGGACCCGCGGATCTTTGACAATTCAACCGGCTCGCTACGTCAAGGTTTTGACATCGGCGGGTGAGACATCAGGTGTGCGACAACGTAGCACACTGACACGGGTGTCTCCCCGATGTAAGGACCGTGACCGAATGCTAGGCTCACATAGCGTGAGCATGGCCGGATGCATTACCAGCAGACTAAATCCCTGCTGGCAGCTTAGGCCCGACGCACCCTAGATAGGGGGTAGGGTTACCGTGTGTGCGATGCACGGTGTAACAGGCTGAACGTGACTCACCATGTGCCCCCCCTTGCAAGGGGCACGAGGTGAGAGGGGACCGTCTACATTCAGACCGTGGGGGCGGCGCGATGCACGGTGGCATGGTGCCACCTAGCGTCAACGCCCACCCTGCCCCCACTAGTGCCTGGAAGCCCCCTGCGAGGGGGCACGAATGGAGCCACCATGGCCACGATTTCCAACGTCAAGACCTCCGCCAACGTCACGCCCGCCGCCGCCACCACGGGGTTCGACCTCGTGCGCTTCGAGGCGATGTGCATCGACCTGCTCGGCCTCAAGCAGGTCCGCACGAACACGTCGGTCGCCGCCCGTGAGGCGGCCCGCGCCTACCAGAAGGCCCGCCGCGGGCTCTTCGGTTACTGCCTCGCCAACAACGCCATCGCCACGTACAAGGCGACCTTCGAGTTGACCAACGAGGAGAAGGAATATTTGGGCTAATCGCCCACCTTCTCCCCCCCCTCTCTCTCACCTCGTGCCCCCCGCAAGGGGGGGCAGGCCGTGCGTGCGTGTTTTCGCCATGGGCATGACCATAGGTCGTGCCCCTCGCGAACACACTCACCCACAGGAGTAGGAGTCTACCATGCAGTGGTCCGCGCAGGACCGCCGCGCCTTCTTCGCTGCATTCGGCAGCGTCAAGGCGTGGCGGCGTATGCGGGACACGCTTGCACGGCCCGAACGGGTGAAGCCCACGAAGTCTGCTATCGCCGCACGGATCACCCGTGCGCTAGAGGGGAGGCTCGACGCGCTGTCAGTCCGCTGGCAGCACGAGACGCGCGAGCTCGTCACCGTCGCCGCGCCCATTGCGGCGCGGATGGACGAGGAGTGCGGTCGGCTCCCCGACCGTCTCCGCCGTGCCTACGTCGAGGCGTGGCTCCAAGCGGCCGCCTTTCAGGGCGGCATGATGCTGGCACGCGCCATTGCGTGCCGCATGGTGGGCAGTGACCTTGGGTTCGATGGTGAGGATCTTCGCCTCACGAGCCGCGCCCGACGCTTCGCCTTTGAGACCATCCGTGCGATGGTCGAGCAAGGGAAGGCGCACGCCTACCGTGGGCGCGGTCGCGCCATAGCAGACGGGCACGCCACGCAAGGGGCGGTCGTCTATACGAAAATCCGTGAGGTACGGTCGCGAGAAATCGAGGTCGAGACCACACAATGGGTCACGGTCCCGCTCAAGTGCGGGACGGTCGCGCAAGCTAAGGCGCATCAGGCCCGCCGTCAGGCGGAAACGATGCGGCTCCGCCGCGCTGCCACTAAGTCACAAGGGGAGACCACCCAAGGTCCCCGCGTGTCCGTGACCGTCAATCTCCCCGAAGTCACCCCGAGCACGGGTGACGGGGCTAGGGCTTAGACCCTAGCGTAGGTGTCCCACACCCCCAAGGGGGTAGTGGGATTGCACCTAGCCCCTGCAGACAGGGGCGAACCTGAGGCCCGCCATGCGGGGGAAATCCCCCCGCGTGCCACCGCCCCCAAGGGGGTAGTGGGCACCGATCCCCTTCGGGGGGTCGGTGAGCGGGTCTCACCCCGCCACCCGTGCGCCCAAGGTCGAACGATGACCTTGGGCGGATGGGTGGCGGGGATGGGTTCGCCGTGTCTGCGAGGCGAAGCCCAACGGGGCCGGATGTCGCATAGTGCGGCGCCACCGTTCGAAAGAACGGCGGTCGCGCGTGCAATCGTTAGTAGGACGATGCGACTACTCGGGTCACCGTTGGGAGCGTGATGGAAACGTCACGCTGCAGGATGCGCCATCTTGCCCGCACACCGAAAGGTGTAGCGGGCTTTTCGTGTTTTCGAATGGCGGGGGTTCGGCGAAGCGTCGCTCGACGCCTCACGAATCCAGCCCAAGGAACCGCAAGGTCTCTTGGGAAAATCCCCGTCAAGGGAACCCTCAGGGAACCCATGCCGCATCCTGACCACCCAAGGAACCCTCGGACACGGACAGCCCGTGAGTCGACAGGCCAAGGGTGGAAACCGCTCGCCGCCCCCTCTGTGCGCAGAGTAGGGGTGAGGCTATGACAGCTACCTCTCCGGGGGAGCTCGAGCCGCCAATGAGACAGCCCTCACAAGGTGCGGTGCGCGGAGGTAGGAGAACCCGGCTCATGCCGCTTTGCCTACCTGAAAGAGGTTCCCCTTCCCCTCTCACGAGGGGCGGGGATTCGGAACGCCAAAGTCGGGAGACCTGGCGCTGCGTGTGGCATGCCCAGTGCGATTGGGTGATGCCGGGCCTCTAAGGATACCTGTTGCCGCCAAAAAAATCGGCGGGGAGAGGTGTTCTTAGAGGCTCTTACGCCTGAAACGCCCCATAGTGGGGCCCCGGCTCATGCCGGCCAGGTCCGCTTGCCTGGAATTATTCAAGCAGGAGTCCGCCATGTCCCTGAGCATCAACCACGTCGCCACCATCCTCGTCTCCAACACCGCCCTCCGGACCTCCTTCGAGGTCGCCGAAAAGGCGGCCATCGCCTGCAACTCGTTCACCCAGGAGCGGGCGATGGCCCGCTCGCGCGCCAGGACGGCGTGCATGGACGTGCTCCATGCCGCCCTTCGGGCCCAGGGGCTGGAGCTGCCGGGCTCGAACCGCACGGAGGCGGAGATCTTTGTGGATTTTATCCCTTATTGCAAGGAGTCCTTCGAGGACTTCTGCGCCGCCGTCGCGTCGGCGGCGGAGGAGGCCGAGGCCGATACGTGGCTCGCCTGCCGGAGCGGCAGCGGGCACTCGTTCATGTCCCCGCAGGACGAGCACTGCTCGCTGTGTGGGGACTGGGTTGGCGCGGCCCCCACCCGCACCCGGCAGCCCCGGGTGCTGGCCCGCCGCGCGAAGGCGGCGGCGCGGAAGGACCGCCGACTGCAGTTGGCGGCCGCGCGCTTGCAGCGCGCGGATTTGTTGTGTACTGCGACCTATGGGTGCGCCAGCGGGGAGCTGCGCCCGGAGTACGAGGCGGCCGTGCGGCGCCGGACGCCGCACCAAATCCGATTTCGCACGGCGGTACGCCGTGCGTACCGGTAATTACCCCTGATACTTCGCCGCCCTTGGGCGGCCGCCCGTCGGGGCGTAAGACAGGGACGCGAGGAATTTTCTCGTGTCCTTTTCTTTCGGCTCGACGGGTCCCCAGTGTGGGGACCCCCGTGCGGGAGCGCGCACGTAAAAATCCGCTCTAGTCCCGCCCCGGACGAAAACAGGGGAAGTGGGCATTTTACAGATGCCGCCGAGTCCAGGTAAGACTCGGGTGCCCACCGGCTCAACTCCATAAGGAGATTACCATGTCGAAGTCCACCGCCGCCCACCACACCGCCATCGCCCTGTTCAACGCCGCCTACGCGGCTCGCGTCGCCGCCGAGCGGGCGTGGGACCGCGCCTACGGGGGCTGCCCGCACCGGGGCGTCCCCGCCGGCTGGTCGGAGCACTACCAGGACGCGTCCGCCGCCGCGGACGCGTACGAGGCCGCCATCGAGGTGGCGGCGCAGGCGGAGCGGGCGGCTGCGGCGGCCATCGAGGCGCTCCCCTGGGGAGCGTGTGGGGCCTTCTTCGTCACCAGCAATAGTTGCTGGTGGGCCGGCGGACCGGTCACCGTGACGTTGTGGTCCAACCGGCAGGCGGTCGCCTGCGCCTCGGGTGGGAGGTTCCAGCACCTCCCCGAGCCGCGGTTGCCCCGCGGCGAGCGCGGGCCCTCGCGGGCCCAGCAGACCCAGGACTCCGAGGCGGTGCGCTCGGCCTGGGCGGCGGTCCCGCCCGCCGCGGTCCGCGCCCTCGTGGGCGCGATGGCCGAGGGGTTGTACTGCGACCCCGCCGCGGGGTGGGCGTGGACGGGCGCGGGGTTCTTGACCCACCCCGCCCTGCCGGCGGGGTGGGCCTACGTGCCCGGCCAGGACGGGGGGCGCTTCCGCCTCCCCAACGGCCGGGAGCTCGGCGCCGCCCGCGCCCTCGCGGAGAGGGTCAAGGCCCTCCCCGCCGAGGAGGCGAAGTTGGCCGCCGCGCAGCGGCGGCGCGAGGAGGCGGCTGCCCGACGGGCGGCGCCCTTGCGGGGGCGAGACCCGGCCTTCGTGTCCGGTCTCGCGGCAATGCGCGCGAGCCTCGCCGCGCACGCCTGATTATCCCCCCGCCCTCACGGGCGGCCGCCCCTTGGTGGGCGCGAAATGGGCGCGGGAAAATCGCGCGCCTTTTTCGGTCTCACCAAGACCACCCCCAATTCTGGGGGACCCCGGGGCATGTCCCCAAATTACCCGCCAGGCTGCGGCCTGGGTTTTTGAGAAGGAGCTCACATGAGCATCAGCAGCACCACCGTCTCCCCCGCCATCTCCCCCACCACCTGGTACAAAGAGTGGACCAAGTGGGTGGGGTACGTCTCCCCCTCGGGGGAGCCGCGCCTCGCCGCAGTGGACGCGCGGGGGCTTAACGCCGCCGCGTGGCGTCGGTGCGAGACGGCCGCCCTGCGGGCCGCCGTGCGCGAGGCGCTTGAGCACACCCCGGCCGACGAGCATTGGGGCGTGCGGGCCGCGTGTGAGAGCGTGCTTACGTGGTTGGACGCCGGCCGTCCTCCGGGCGCCCGGGCGGAGCTGGTCGAGGCGGTGCGCGCCGCCGCGGCGGCGGCGTGGGATGCGTGCAGGTCGTCGGCAGCGACCTCCGCAGCCGAGGCGGCATGGAGTGCGGTGACATTGGTCACCGCGGAGGAGGAGGCGGCATGGCGTGCCATGTGGCACGCCATCTACGCGGCGTCGCAGGCGGCCTCGGAGGAGGAGGAGGAGGAGGAGGAGGAGACGGTAGAGATGCGGACGGCTCGCGCCGCCGCGACTGGCAGGATCGTCAACACGGTCCTCTCGGCCATCGAGGCCGAGGCCGCCGCATAATTATCCCTCCGCCCTCACGGGCGGGCGCACGTTCGGGCGTGAAGAAAGGGCGTGAGGATTTTTCTCATGCCCTTTTTTCTTGCCCTAACACTTCCCCCATACCGGGGGCCCCGGCTGATGCCGGCCAGGTCCGCTTGCCTGGAATTATTCAAGCAGGAGCTATCATGCTGAAGGTCCACGCCGATTCGCACCTCGACCACGGTTTGTCCCCCGCCCACATCGAATGGATGCTGGAGAGATTCGCGGCCCGCTCTGGATTTTTCTTGGAGACGGTCGAGCTGCCCCGGCACCTCGAGCCCCTGACCTGCGGGCTGCACGGCCCGATCATGGGGGACGAGCCCGTCCCCGAGGGGGAGGTGAATTACGCGAGGCGCGGGAATCGTGCAGGCGATAGTCGGATGTGCAGCCGTCCCACCCGCGAGACCCGTCTCATCACGGTCATCGCCGGTCCCCACGGTGATGAGCCATGCGTCCTCTACACGGCGTTCGGCGGGCCCAGCGCCCCGCGCGAGCCGTGGGACGCCGGCATCAAGACCGACAGCGAGAGGGAGGCGTCGACCCTTTTCTGGGCGGCGCACGCCCTGAGCGCAGGCTGACCCGCCTGCGGCGGGCTCACGGGTGGGTGGATGGGAAAATGCCCAGCAATGTCTGAGGCCTTTTTCCACGCCACCCTGCGCCCTGAAGAATAGGCACCCCCGGCTTGCAAGCTGGGGTGACGTGCGACCAGCACGGAAATATCTCAGGCCCCGGCCGGAGGTATTTTCTGCTTGCCACACGGCAGCACCGTCGCTCGCCGGATGCGGGCTTTTTTATTCGGAGAACACGATGCCGGTCGTCGTTACCTTCGTTCTTTTCGGCGGGTCGCTGCTCGCCTCACTGTGTAATCAACCCAATCTCGGCTTGGGCCTCGCCCTCGCCGGCTTCATCTGGGCCTCGTACGGGCCCAAGGAGAATGCAAAATGAAGAGGTGCGGGACCCCCCGTCCCGATGTCTGGTCATACCGGGGTTGTTGCACCCCCCGTC